AGGCGCTCGCACTAATGACGCCCGTGGAATATATTTTAAAAGAGAATAAAAATTGCAATATGTGGTGGACCCATACAATACGGTGACAATTCTTGTAATGGGCGATAGACTATCTTTAATTTCTCGCTCATACAGCCTTGCTTTATGAATAAAACGCACCCCAGCAGCCAGTGCTACTGGGGGCGGAGGTGTTGCTGGTAAAGTTAGGTATTGGATCAATGAGTGAGTCAACATAATATTAAACTCACAATTATAAATCAGCCATATATTAGGAGCGCCAAAAAAAACCTGAAAACAATATAATAACAGGATAAATTTCAAGGCGACCAAGAATCATAGCTATGCACATTAAATATTTTGCAATGTCATTAAGCACTCCGAATGACGATGCAGTAGCCCCAAAACCTAATCCCATATTATTAATACATGCAGCCACTGTTGCAAATGATGTAAGAAAATCATATCCCATACCATTTAACACCAGTATAAAAAACACCGTGAAGAGAGTATAAAGAAAAAAGAAACTCCATACAGACCTCATTACACGATCTGTAACTATCTTCCCTCCTACATTTACACTTAACAACGCTCTGGGATGAGAAAGTTGATTTATCTCGTGTTTGCTTTGTTTGAAAAGTATAAGAAATCGAAGTGACTTAATTCCACCACAGGTTGAACCGATACATCCCCCAAAGAAACTTGACAACAGCAAAAACACTATCGTGTGCGTGGGCCAGTTTGCATAATCCTGCGTAGCTAAACCATTATCAGTGAGCATGGAGCTGGCAAGAAAAAACGAATGAATAAAACTTCCATGCAAGTCATACATACCTATATGCCAGACCTGGAAAGAGGTAACAATGATCACCCCTAAGGCTATTAACAGAAAGAAACGAAGTTCAATATCTCTGATTAAAGGTTTTATCGTTTTTCTGCTAATAACAATATACCAAAGAGTGAAGTTGAAAGCCGATAGCAGGGAAAAAGAACCAGCCACCAGCTCAACCAAATAGTTATTAAAATATCCGATACTCTCGCTATGAGTTGAGAAACCACCAAGCGAAACTGTGGAAATCCCGTGACAAATAGCATCAAACAAAGGCATTCCTGCAAGTCTATAACAGACAATACAAGCAATACCTAATAAAGAATAAGTTATCCACAGTGTCCGTGACGTATCGGCCAGGCGGGGAGTGAGTTTGTCATCCTTAAATGGCCCCGGCATTTCTGACTGATAAAGCTTTGCACCACCAATACCCAATAATGGCAATACTGCAACCGCCAGAACAATAACTCCTAAACCACCTATAAAATTTAACTGTGACCGATAGTACAAATATGCCCGAGGTAATGAACTAACATCATCAATTACAGTTGCTCCTGTTGTTGTTATTCCAGAAACCCCTTCAAACAGAGCATCAATGAACGTTAAATTAAGTTCTGAGTCAATCCATAAAGGGAATGCACTAATAACAGAAAACAAAATCCAAAACATTACAATTATAATAAACCCATCACGGGTACGTAATTGAATGCCAGATTTCTTAGTTGTATACCACGCTCCGCCACCAATGCAAAAAAATATAACGAAAGTTATAAAGAAAACGAACAGGCTTTTTTCTTTATAAAACAATGCTACAACCATTGGTGGCAACATTGAAAGACTATAGAGCCAAACCAGGAACCCACACATATGAGTAACAACTCTTACATGAGATGTATTCATATCTAAATATTCTTTCAATTATAACCACCTTGCTGCAATATTATGATTATACTGTATAAAATTTAACTCCTCTTAGATCTTACTTCACTGTTCCTTATGAAACAATCATCAAAATGAATCATATTGTAGTTAAGATTTTACTTTAAACACTGCTCGGTTATGTATTGCTGAGCACCTTCAAGTTGGGCCTGCATCATTACCAGTCGTTCCCGGAGGGTGAAATAATCCCGTTCAGCGGTGTCTGCCAGTCGGGGGGAGGCTGCATTATCCACGCCGGAGGCGGTGGTGGCTTCACGCACTGACTGACAGACTGCTTTGATGTGCAACCGACGACGACCAGCGGCAACATCATCACGCAGAGCATCATTTTCAGCTTTCGCATCAGCTAACTCCTTCGTGTATTTTGCATCGAGCGCAGCAACATCACGCTGACGCATCTGCATGTCAGTAATTGCCGCGTTCGCCAGCTTCAGTTCTCTGGCATTTTTGTCGCGCTGGGCTTTGTAGGTAATGGCGTTATCACGGTAATGATTAACAGCCCATGACAGGTAGACGATGATGCAGATAACCAGAGCGGAGATAATCGCGGTTACTCTGTTCATTGCTGACCCCACAAACAGATTTCACGCTCAATCTCACGACGAGTCATGAGACCTTTCCATTGCTTACCGCCAGCATATGTCCAGCGACGTAGCTGATCACATGCGCCTTTGATATCGCCCTGGTTTATTTTGCGAAGAAGCGTCGATGTTCTGAAATTGCCAGCACCCACGTTGTAAACGAATGAGTAAAGAGCGCCGCGCGTTGTTTCCGGTATATCGACTTTGATGTACGGGTTAATTTGTCTGGCGACAGTGGCAAGGTCTTTATTCAAGAGTGTTTTGCATTCTGCTTTGGTATACGTTTTACCGAGCATGATGTCTTTTCCTGTATGCCCGTGACATACAGTCCATACACCAACAATATCTTTGTATGGTATGTAGCTGACACCCTCCAGACCATCGTTACCACTTGAGCCAGTGATTAACACTGATGCTATAGCAATTGCTCCGCCACCAATAGCAGCAGCAACGGCTTTTCGTAATGATGGAGGCATTATTCACCTCTCGCAGCCTTGCGCTTATCTTCTTTAATCTTGAAATAAAGGTTTGTCAGGTACGTCAGCAGGCCAAATACCAGACTACCCAGCACACCGATTGCAGCCCACTGTGACGGAGTTACTCTATCGAGCAACTGTAAAAACCAGTAGCCAGCACTGCCTGCGGAGGTGCCGTAGGCAATGCCTGTTGAAATTTTGTCCATGGATTTCATAGCCTCACCTCCGCACGGAACGGATGGCATAGTTATTATGTGTAGGCTTTCAGACACATCAATCAGAGCCTTAATTGATATATATGCTGGAGACGATGCAATATAAAAAGCTCGCCGTAGCGAGCTAATAAAATGTATTTCTCTGATATTATGTTTATTTGTATTAGCTCAGACTTGACATCACAGGTTTCGTATATAGAACATCATCAAATCTGTCAGTTTGCTATGAATGAGATATAGTAATTGAAGAGCTAACCTCGCATGTCAAAGCCAGATTTCTGAAAATCTCTGTAGACTTCCGGATTGTTGAAGGCCGGAAATTTGGCTTTATGAGCTGCGGACTTTATCGCTTCGCAATAGGCTTTATCACCGTTACTGGTAGATATTTTTAACGCCGTGCCATCCTGAGAGAATTCCATATGCAACCTGCATTTTTTCCCTTTCCAGTTATGCGGCTCATCAAGTTTGGCATTAATTGCAGCTCTGATTCCCCGCGCTTGCGCCCCCCATTCATCCTGATCATCCCAGCGTCCTGAACTGCAACTACCTGTAGCAGTAGTTTTGTGGCAATCTGAAGGGTGTAAAGGTGTGCATCCCGCAACAAAACCGACCCAAAAAGTCAACATAACGATTTTCTTTAATCCCACTTCTTGCTCCTCAATCCATTAAAATCTCAGCAATAGTAGTTGTTACGTCCGCCACTGGCTCAGAGCTGACTATCCGCTAAATTTAGCTCAGTGCCGTAGCTGTGTCAGAACAAACCTAAGCCGAAACCGTTTATTACAAAACAATAAATATCAGGGTTTAAAATCCAGCACCCCATTTTGAAATACTTTATATACTTCCGGCGAAGGGGGGGCAGGTATATCAGCATTCTTTATCGCATTCATCGCTTCACGACATAAATCGAGGTCTCCACTTTCTCTTTTAACCTCCAGTAGAAGGCCATTCGGGGCCATATGCATTCTCAGTGTACACTCTTTTCCTGAATACTTACTCGCATCCCCGAACTGTTTTTCGATGGCGCTCTTGATTTGATGGGCATACAGACGGATATCCTCACTAACATCAGAAGTACGTTCAGATGAACTCACATACTGTGTCTCTATTGCTTTATCGGAGTAATATGATGTACGGTCATGATAATTTGTCGATACAGCATCAGTGCACCCGATAATAATCCCACTAATAATCAACGTAAGAATTGATGCGCTACGAAAACCCATTTTTCCTCACATATGTCATATAGTAAAGGATTATATATACCGTTGTTTTGGACGCTCAAACAGCGAATCAGATCAAATAAAACGCACATTTGTTAACATTTACACAAAGTCTGCGTGGGATATTCTGAAAGAATATCCATAATGTGGAGAGAATCTATTGAAGTGCATGGTGCCGGGTGCCTCCCGGTGAACAAAATGTTCGTGATACCTGTCGGCGACAGAAAAGGTTAATGGTATCACCCCACCGCACAGGGGGATTCACCATGCAGGAGTTTTCTTAGCAAACTCACTGCGCGCCCGGCAACTCCCAACCACATAAAATGCGGAGTTTGTGGCATTTATGCATATAACTCGCAGGAATTATCTTAAAAAACTGATGTCGATCCGGATTAAAAAGAAGCAGGTCATCATCAGATGACTGGAAAAAAGGAAAACAAAAAATACTCATCATACAGTTTTGATTGCAGGGATGAGCCTGCTATGCACAATATGCAGAATATAAGCAAGATAAAAATATGCAGGCATATTATTTCGGATTTTGTTATTAACACAACCTTTTTAATAATCATTTGGCATACAATAAACCAGCCCAAAAAGAACCGCCTAAACAGGCGGTTGGTCAATACAAAGGATGCTTCGTCTTTATTATAGTAATCTGAGGCGTCGGGTGTCTTGTATCAGACAACATATTGTCCCGCTAAACAGCGAATTACAAACCACCCTGCAATGATCTCTCATCTCATTTTATATGAGTTGACGACATCAGGATAACGCATCATCAGCCCCTGCCAAGAAATATCAAAACTCCCGCCAGCAATGTGTTATCACAATATTGTAAAAAAAACACAGCACCGAAACTATAACTGGTCTCTGTTATAATTTGGAGCAGAAAGACCAGTTGCCCAACTAGCAGCATTCTCCCCTGCTTTCCTGACGTAAAAAAACCGCATTAAGCGGTTTTTTTACGATGTCCATGTCTGCAATCCGCCTCGCGATACAGCTTTGCGAAGCATAGCAAAATTGAAGCAGTTTATACGTAAGAAATCAAGCCATTTTCTCAGCAAATGATTCACGCATGGGAATATATAGGGCATACTCAGCAACAGCTAACCAATTAGCAATCCGTTTTTCGCATGTGCTAAAACACCACTCTGGGTGTGCATCATTTAGCAATTCAGCCATTTTGCGCTTAGTCATCCCCCGCCCTTCATAGCGTTGCCGGAGAATGCAAATCAATCCTGGATGCTCTGCCAGCACCTCACTTATGACTCGATCAATACATAACGCCTCTGCATCAGTACAATGCGCCAGCCAGCTCTTTTGCTTGCCGTTGATCATCTCTCGCAAAAACGCTTCCAGCTCAGCTTTCTCTATTCCCGCTTTTTTCATTCTGCGCAGGGCTTCATTAATGGCTGTTTTCGTCAGTTTTTTGGATGCCAACAACTGATTGAACATATTCCCTGACCTGCCACCGCCAATATACGACCAGCGCCCCCACATACGCAGTTTGCCCTGAATCCAGACACTTTCCAGCGTGGCGAGACGAAGGTGTTCTCCGCTTTTTCCTGTATTCGTTGGGTAAATCACAAATATCCCTCCTTTCTCCAGATTTCTTGTGTGCGAAAAACACCTTCTGCATGCATCAGGCGTAATTCTTCTTTGGTGTAATCGCTGGTTTTTACCCGCCCGTCGATTAGATCGTGGCATGAGCTACAGGCAATCGCCGCCTGCATATCGTGTGGTTTTGTCGCTGTTCCGCACGTTCCCGCCAGTCGGTAATGCGCCAGCACAGACGTTTCCGGATCGTGATTGCAGTAGCCAGGAATTCTGACGGTGCACATCTGCCCCCGCGCCGCTTTACGTAAATCCACCATTACGCAAACTCCAGTAGCTGCGCGGCCACATTTTCGACCTGTTCCGGAGAGGAAAATTTTCGGTACAGGATCCAGTTCCACAGCACATTCAGTACAGATTTATAAACCTGCTGAAACTCGGTTTCCTCCATATTCGCAAACGCGATAGATTTCGCCCGACGCCCACGACTACCATCAGGATAAAGATGCTCGGTGTAAAATCCGGCCTGAATGGTTACCCACTCGCGGAAAGCCTCAAACGACTTTAGCAATGCCGTATCCCGGGTTCTGCGTGTCGCAACTGTATTCAGATATTGATCTGCGGCTTCGCTCAGAGCTGGCGTATGTTCCCGGCCTACTGATTCACACAGATAATCAACGAAACCGGACACCAGTTTTCGTTCGCGAGGCGTGATCGCCCCACCGACCGGAGTCCAGTAATCGAATCCCAGTTGCAGGAGTTTGAAAAAACGCTTGTGGAATGCGTAGTTACGCACACGCTTAAAGTCTGCGTGTATCCACTCACCTATTTTGATTTGATGCAGAAAATCGCAACTCTCCGGCGTCGCCGGGAGAAGTAAACCAGAAGAAGTTTGTTTGACCAGTTGTATATGCGCCATTTCTCAATCTCTCGATGGCGCAGTGCAGCAGATGCCAGTTGTTCAGGCTGACGTATAAAGTATAAATAAACTGGTTCCAGTGTAAAGCCCCCACATTGATGGAATAAAAATCAAACAATAGATTGCTGGGATAAAAATACAACGCTTATTATTAAAAGCGGTTAGACAAATTAAATTTTAATGTTATGCAAATCTGCCAGATTAGCATAATATCTCATTTGAAAACCGCTGAAATAACAATCTTACCAGGATTAATCATATTAAGGTGAGTAAATATGGAAAACAACAAATCTGCACATTACGCTCCTTTTTTATCTGTAATACTTTTTGTATTTTGTTGTGTATGGGCGGTATTTTTATAAAACACACCCACAAATAAATCAAACCCGCTACAGCGGGTTTGATTTATATAGTTGTTATACGGAAACTGGCACACGAGCAGGCAATGGATAGTGAGCCCAGTTATTAGCATTTAAAGCTCTTACGCCATCAGCATAAACTTGTGTGTTTCCATCTAATGATTTTAAAGTTACTACAATAGTTACAGGTAAAGGCTCCATTAAGGCCGGTTCATTCGCTCTCAACGTTGTTTTAGCCTGAAGAGCCCAGTTACCCGAAGTAATTCCTTTATTAAATGCCTTGCGATGAATTTTTACTGGTGACCACTTTCCACCATGCTCAATTTGAGCTCTCTCATATCCAGATTGACCGTTTTCTCCTTCCATAGGCACTTTTCCTTTTATAGTATTATTCTCAATTAAGCCAAAACTTAGCTCTACGTTCGCGCGAACATATTCACTGCCGGCATTAGGGTTCAGTGGTGGTGCATATGCAGCAGTAATTACAATCTCACCTTTAAATTTTCCATTTTGAATAAGTGCCGATGGTATGGGATAGTTTTCCTTTCTCCACCTCACCCCAGGAACCAAGAATGTTTGGAAAATCAGAGTAAACCTATCATCACTATCATATAAGGTCTCAATAACTTCATTAGGAATTCCCGCTCCCAAATAGCGTCTTTCACTTGGCGAGTAATCAGGAGAAGATAATTGAGCGGAATGAATTAATAATGCTTTAATCAATGATGGTGAAACATTAAAGTCTGAATTAGTGGCTATTCTCTGCCATGTATGCGCAGCTAAACTTGCCACAATTGGAGCAGCAAAACTAGTACCAAAATTAGAGCAAAGCCTATTATCTGGCCCTACGACCTTTAAACTGCTTGCTCCTACATTCCAAGGTCTATGAACCCCACCGCCAGCATGGATTATATCTGGCTTTGGAGTAAATACAGGCCCAGGGCCACGACGAGTATATGGTGTCGGTGTTCCAATTTCACTTAAAGCATCATTAGCTTCCATATGAGAAACTGAACCAACTGTTAGTGCTCGGACTGACTCTCCAGGAGAGGAAATTAAATCAGCACCTCCAAGCGGATCAGGATTTGGCCATGTACGTATAGGTTCATCTACATAATTACCTGCAGCAACTACAAACAAAATACCAAATTTATCGCTGAGCCGATCTAACTCCATCGCAAAATCACTAAACGTCTGCTCATTACATGGTCCGCCTCCCAAAGACAAATTCCAGACTTTTATATCTGGTCTTTTATTTACAGCATCTGCTAGCCTCAGAATTAAATCTGATATATAAGATCCATTTTCATCTAAAGCACAAACATCATGGATTTTAGATTTTGTATCAGGAATCCATGGATGATTGTCATTTAAAAAATGAGCGCCTGATATCAATGAAGACACCATAGTCCCATGTTCATAACTCGTATCAGGAGGAATTACGTATGTTTCCCTACTCACTACCCAAGGAGTAATTGTTGCCGCGATGGGGCTTACCCCAGTGTCAAATACAGCAACAATGGGTAATTCTTCTGATGGTACGGGAAAGCTATTTGTTTCAATGCCAACAGAATCACTTACACTAACCGGGAATGCTGAATATTTTGGTTCTGGAATTAACGTTCTTATACCCGGGTAATCAATGAGAATGTCTAATATATATCTATCATTTGGGGATAAATCCATTATCCTTAATAAGGGAAGACCACATTTTTGTCTAATCTCATCATATTTAACTCCGTGTTGTTCTAATATAGAAATAACGTTTTCATAGTTGTTGTAAGTTGCATCTTCACCTGTGTACTCAAATAGTCGTACAAGGATGTTTGATGATTCAAACAAACCATCAGTGCCTCCTGGAACCTTCCTATTCTCATCCCAAGGTTCAATGCGCTCAATCGCGCTTAGATTAGCCAAAATCGCTTTAATATTCCGATGTAAAATGACTGACTCTAATACGTCAAAACAGCCGGCATGAGCAGCAACCAACATTTCATCTATTTTGGCATGACCGGCATTTTGCAATCCAGCCTCTTGAGCAATTTTGTTCGGCCTATGCGTTTTGGCTATTCCCTGGTCTCTTAATTTGAAAACCAAAGTACCCAAGCTTCCAGGGTACTCTGAAAGTTTGGATTCTAAATAATGTTTACTGGTTGTTAAATTTCTTACTAGCCCTTGTCTATATTCGGCTGTTACATCAACCAATACCTTTGCCCCACCGCCAGCGTTTACTATTGCACCCAAGTCACTACTGGAAAAAGGGATTCTTAACATTGGGTTTGTAACTTTTGCGTTACTAAACTGTGTACCCCTTCTGCTCATATGCTCCTGACTCCTTCAGAATGTTTGAAATTACTCTTGATGTAAGTTTGTACAAATTAGCAAGAACTCTGATAGAAAATAATTTTTTATCTTTAGAACGTAACCAACGAATTTCATCTTCGTAAGTGCTTAAATTTACACCTTCCATAAGCGATTGAGCAAGATACAAACGCCTATACAATTTATGGTGATTTATCACACTTGCACCTTCAATAACTGCATCCCTACGTGCATCCAAGCTCACCTGTTCAATTATTGCTCCGGATAATCCTTCCGATTTTCTTGATAAATCACTTAAATCTAGATCGCTACATATCATATTCTTTAAACGATTTTTCCAAATTAACTCTCTCTGATGTATGTCAGGCAGAGGCATTGGAATTCTGAAGCTAAATCGCCTCCAGATTGCAGGATCCAGAAGTTGCTCATGGTTAGTTGAGGCAATAATTACCGTATCCTCTGATGCCGCATCCATATTCTGCAATAGTGAAATGACAACTCGCTGAAGCTCACCTATATCTCTCTCATTACCTCTTGCTCCAGCTAAAGCATCAAATTCGTCTAAAAAAAGCACTGATGGCCTCTGCATTACATAATCGAAAACCTGTCTAAGATTTTTGCTGGTTTGTCCCAATAAACTACTAATCAAAGTATCGCAACGCACTGTAAGAAGTGGAAAATCTAAGCGGGTAGCGATGTACTTAGATAACATAGTCTTACCTGTTCCTGGCTTTCCATACACGAGCATACGACTCGGCAATGCTGCATCAGCTTTAACAAACTCATCATAACGTTGAACATTAGTGATAAACTCTTCAACACGGGTACTGATTGCTGCAGGCAGAAAAATCTCTGAACTGTCTAATTTAGGATAACTGACATCAACAGTGTTGAGTCGACTATCAATATCTACCGGTAATGAGCCCAGAGATATCCCACCTCCAGCCCTTTGAGCTCCTGCCAACGCCTGGGGAGCTCTAAGCAACCTTTCTCTTATCATTCTGGCTTGCTTGACCTCCCCTTTTTGTTCGAGCTTATCTGCCAGCAACCCAGCATAATTACTAGCCATCGAAGCATTTGCCTTTGTTGCACCTTCAATGATTTTTAACACTTCTGATAAATAATCCATTCAACACTCCCACAACAAAAAGCCACAGCAATCAAAAAATGAGCACGCAGAATCAAAATACTCTCTAATCGTAACGCATTTTGAGATTTTTGATACGTTTTTTTGGGATTATGTAACGCCAAATGGTCATTTTGTGTCAGAAAAATAAATCTTAGTACCGAGAATATGTAGCTTCCATCCTTCATCGTTCTATTCATCCCTGATCTCCAAGCCTCTCTCGAAAACCATTCTGATAAAACGCCAGCACACGCTGCATAACTTCACTCTTCCGGCACTCGCGACAGATTATGTTCAGACGCCTGTCGTAGCGGCGTATTTCTCCGTCTGGTAATGACCAGATAAGGTCCGGATCAACCACAGATGGTTTCTTCACCTTTGCCCTGGATAGTTTTTTGCGGGCATTTTGCCAGTCCTTACGAGCCTGTTCAGACGGGAATAACCCGTAACCAGAGTTGTATACATCGCCACTGGCAACCAGCTCTCTGGCGAGAACGCTCATCAGATATCTTGTCGCACCTGTCTTGGCCTCCAGTTGTCGTAACGTCTCGCGTCCACTCCGGCGTACTAGCTCAACAACCTGCCCTTTAATTTTTTCCCGCTCTTCTTGTGTAAATACTTTTGCCATAAGCGCCTCCGGCAATCACTTTTCCGATACAACACGGCGGGAAGAATCAGCAATCTGTCGAACAATATCCCGGTGCTTGTTCAGCTCCCGCAGCGCGGCGCAGACTCGCTCCCACTTCTGGACATGATTTTTCGCCCGACGCAGTTCGCGGTTTGCCATATGCAGCGATGGCAAAATCAGGTCATCAGCTCGCGTTTCAGTAAACGATGGCAGCGACTGCACAATGTCCGCCACAGTTTCTGTTTTAATATCTTCCTGTGTTGCCGCTTCCTGTACTGGTAACGCAACACCGGCTGGCTGAGGAAAGGTTTTACCATCAGTTTCCGTTACCGATGCAGCTTTCGGCTCTGCTGGTAAATCATCGCCCGGCATGCAGTAACGAAATTTACCGTTCTGATTAACGCGAATCAGACGGCCTTTGCTGATTGCCATTGCCAGCGTTGAAGCCACTTTGCGTGATGTGGTGCCGAAAAACGTAGCCAGTTCATCCGCCGTTTGTGGGCCACGTTGTTCAATCGTCGCGGTTAAATCGCACTCTGAGATTTTCGCTACTGTTGCCGTGGTGGTTTCTTCCGGCAGTTCTGCCTGCTCTGGCTGTTCCTGCTGAACGTTGTTATCAGCCACACGCCAGGTGTATACGCTTTTATCAACGAAGCCAGCCTTTTTAAGTTCCCACAGCTCGTTCAGCACTTCTTCACGACTGATATCAAGTCGCGCAGCCAGTTCTACCGACGTGGCTTTTCCCATTGCTTTCAGTGCATCAAAAACGGTTTCCATTAAAATTTCCTCCCGGTAAAAATCACTTCGCAATTCCTGGCTGGACGACATTCGGACGCCAGCTCTCCCAGTTAAAATTCACCCATCGCCCGCCGTTCATGGTCATGCGATCCATAATCCGCTCGCCGAGCAATGTTTTCATGGCCTCATAGTTCAGGTTTGTCAGCATCCCCACGCTGCGCATCGACGCTGTCCGGCGATCAACAATCTGGTGCAGCACCACCTGCTCGTTTTTTGTCTCGCGCTGAATGCCAATTTCATCAAGAACCAGCAGATCCACTTGGCACAGTTCCCGCAAAAATTTTTCGCCTGATTGCCCGTCGTCATAGCTGGCGTGTAGAGCACTCATGACATCAGCCACGGTAACCACAATCACTGTCTGGCCATCTTTCAGCAGGCGATTCCCGATAGCCGCCGCCAGATGGTTTTTTCCGGTACCAGGTTTTCCGCTGAACGCAAAATTTGTACACCCGGTCATCAGTTCATCAGCGATAGATTTCGCCTGGTTCAACGCGTATCGCTGACCGTCGTTCTGCACCTGGTAATTCGCAAACGAGCATTTGCGGTGCAATGGCTGGATGCCAGAGCGATTCAGAATTTTTTCCACCCGCAACTGACGATTCTGACGGTTGATCTCCTCACAACGTTTCTGGCCTTCGGAAAGTTGCCACTCGCGCCACTCCGCTACCGTTTTGAATGGGGCGGTTACATGTGGCGGGGCCAGTCTGCGGATACGTTCAAGAATGCCTCCTGCCGCAATATTTTTCATGGTCAGTTACCCCCTGAAGCCTGGCGGGATCGCACTATCCGGTAACGAGACGGTGTTAACCTGTCGGAGTAACGTCTCAGGTCGAACACCTTTTGGCGCGAACAAGCCCTGGTATTCATTGGCGATGCTGTGTCGAATCACCTGCTCAGGTGAAAAACCCTGCTGGCGGAATTTTTCCAGCTCCCGTATCGCCCCGTTAGCGCCCTGCTCCGTTCGAATCGGTTTACGCAATGCCTGGCGAAATTCAACCCACTCACGCCAGAGCGAGACAGAAATCCAGTTCGGCAAAGCAATATCCAGAGGGTCAAACTTTTTGACACCTCGATTCCCCCGGGGGGGATTTAGGGGGGGATCTGTTTTTAGATCTTTATCTGTATCTTTATTAGTTGCCTTTGTGTTGACATCATGTTCAAACACCACTTCAACATCTGTTTGAACACCTGTTAAATTTCTCTCTTGTTTTGTTTGAACATCTGCTTCCTTTCTGCTTCTTCTGGCCTGAACCGATGCTTTTCCTGCGGCTGATTTTTTGGTTAATTTTTCCCTGACTGATGCCAGATCTTCCTCAATCCGAAGATGCACCCATTCCTCGCCGTTATCGCAAAAAAACTCCCGCAAGGACGGTTCAACATCAGCCCATCGCTCGTTAGTCAGACGGGCAATTTTTGCCAGCCTGTTTTTAGGTATTGGCTTTCCTGTTTGCCAGTAATTGAACATCAGCAACAAATACGCACCATGCTCCTCTGCTGACAAATGCATGGTGTCAGCCAGGTAATCAGCTATGTACAGTTGCATGTATGGTAATGCGGCCATAATTGCCCCGTATGATGCTGCCCGATTGCTTAGAATAAGCACAAACAGCATGGAAACTTTTGCTTAATGAACAATGACAGAATCGTCGGAAGACCCGCCGCCGCTGAAATGCGCTTTCCGGTAAACGGCCTGGACTGCATCATCATGCGCATCAATTGCCGTACTTAACGCTTCCTGCGCCGCCAGTAATGCACGGCGTTCCAGGGTATCGAAGATGCAGAGTCGGTGACGCAGCTCGCGAGGAAGAATTGCCAGAACCGCAGGGATCAATTTCTGAATTTTTTCCCTTTGCGCATTCGTTTCACCTTTCAACCAACGGTGATAGATATTCTGCTGATTGTTCCAGTCCTTGCCTGGAACCAGGGGCAATTCGCCGCCCCCCTGGCGCAGATATTCTTCAGTAATGGCATTGGCTACCCATGCCTGCCCTTTTTCGGCTGCTAGGGCAAACAACACTGATTCGATGTGCTCATGCTTGATTTTCATGAATCATTTGCCTCTTGATGTTTCAGGTATGATCAAATGAGGATTTGTTACTGTCATTTAGTTGCTTCACTGACATATTCTGCGAACAACATGCCGAACGTCGTAAATATGACCAGTCAATATCAGGACGAAGTTCTTCGCACAGAACCTCACCTCTTGTTGCACGTTCAATTGCTGGACATCTCTCGGCAGGCAATTGACGTACCCCTTTGATCCATTGATTTACGCTTGGAGGTGATACACCTAAAAGCCTAGCCATTGCTGATTGCCCACCGACAACAGCACAAGCTTGCTTGAATGAATAGTTCTCTTTTTTCATCGAATGAACTCCAAAAACACACAGAAATATTAGGCGACGCCTAACATAAATGTCAATAGGCTATGCCTAATGCAATGAGGGTAGGGATTGCCTAATGCAATGAGCATAGGAGAATATTAAGCAATGCTTAGTGGTAAAGACTTAGGCCGAGCGATAGAGCAGGCCATTAACAAAAAAATCGCATCGGGATCCGTCAAATCAAAGGCGGAGGTCGCACGCCACTTCAAAGTCCAACCACCATCAATTTATGACTGGATTAAGAAAGGCTCCATAAGTAAAGATAAACTTCCAGAATTATGGCGTTTCTTTTCTGATGTTGTTGGTCCAGAGCATTGGGGGCTTAACGAATACCCCATACCAACCCCCACCAATTCAGATACAAAAAGTGAACTTTTAGATATAAACAACCTTTATCAAGCAGCCTCTGATGAAATAAGAGCGATTGTAGCTTTCCTGTTATCTGGAAATGCTACAGAACCAGATTGGGTTGACCACGATGTTCGCGCCTACATAGCAGCGATGGAAATGAAAGTGGGTAAGTATCTGAAAGCTCTAGAATCTGAACGAAAAAGCCAGAACATCACAAAAACTGGAACTTAAACTTATATGGTCTGACGGAAAACTCCTGGATTCCGTTATTTAACCCCCCATCACTTTCTCCTGTCGTCATCACCTATTAGGTTACGCTCAAAACATTAGGCACAGCCTATTGACAATCAATTAGGCATTACCTATAGTTCCAGCATACCACCCACCCCGCCCCACAGAACGCCGGGCAATACTTCGAGTTACCAGGCCGTGGTAAGGGGTTAAGTAGCCAGCCCGAGGCGTATGAACATGACGGCGGGATTCAAATTTTGCAGTGCAGCAGTTAGTTCCGCCACCCGGCGTTAAGGGGAGAGATAAGATGGTGCATTACGAAGTAGTTCAGTATTTGATGGATTGTTGCGGCATCACTTACAACCAGGCTGTGCAGGCTTTACGCAGCAACGACTGGGATCTCTGGCAGGCAGAAGCCTCTATCCGCAACAACAAGATGTGAGGTGCGAAAAATGCAAAAAATCGACCTCGGCAATAACGAATCCATGGTGTGCGGCGTGTTCCCCAACCAAGATGGAACGTTCACTGCTATGACGTATACCAAAAGCAAAACATTTAAAACCGAAACTGGTGCGCGCCGATGGTTGGAGAAGCACACAGTAAACTAACGATTAAAACGTCTACTCCTGCTGTTCCAGAATAACTTCATAAAATGGGAGTATTTTTCGGTGACGAGATAATAAGAACAGTTTGCGCTATCACTCTGATGTTGAATGATGCCCTTCCGTTCTAATTTTTTCATAACCGGGTTACGGCAAGGAGAAGTGATAATAAGATTTCCTGTTTTAAGGAAATCTTTAAATACAGCTATTTCTTTCTCAGATAAACGAAGCAATACTCGTTGCTCTGGTAGTAATGAATAATGCTTTTGAATATGTGCTCGCAATCTTGAGAAGGAAATGGCGACCACGAAAGAAAAGGCAAAAACGATAATCTGAAAGAGCCAAGGTATTTCAGTATAAGCATTGAATGCGACAGTAAACTCTTTCGGTATCAGCCAGAGAGTGAGACCAAAAATGATAATCGTATACATAAGTCTTTCGAGTGGCTCGTTAGCAAAAAGTTTCAACAATGGAGTAAATACATCCAACATATCAATAACTCTCAACTGTAAGGGTATTGAAATGTTAACACAAGCTTTCGCTGTAGGGGTATAGCCGAGACCACCGAAGCCCGGAGGTGGTGAAATAAAACTGGGCGCAACACGAAGGCGCATTTCCGATATCCATAAAGAGTCGGTCTTGTCTGTTAAATTTAAATGGTGGGAGTGCGCCTCCGGTTGTAAATAACGACATTGCTGTGTGTAGTCTTGGCGGCATCAGTTTTTTCTTGAAGTTCGGCTGATGTCCGCCCTTTTTAAAGTGAATTTTGTGATGCGGTGAATGCGGCTAAGCGCACGCGGAACAGTTAAAAGCATCAGTGTTATGGGGGGATTATCCGGCGTTAATTGTTAACTGGTTAACGTCACCTGGAGGCACCAGGCACCGCATCAACAAGGTTCATTTGTGAAAATGGAGATAATTATGATTGCTCATCACTTCGGAACTGATGAAATACCTCGTCAGTGTGTGACTCCTGGTGATTATGTTCTTCATAACGGCCGGACATATATTGCCTCGGCAAACAATATTAAAAAGCGAAAACTTTATATTCGAAACCTGACCACAAAAACATGCATTACTGACTGCATGATTAAAGTCTTCCTCGGTCGTGATGGTTTACCTGTAAAGGCGGAGTCATGGTGATGACTAAGAAAATAAAATGTGCTTACCACCTTTGCGATAAAGAAGTTAAAGAAAGCAAAAGCATTAAAAGACCACTTCATTTCATGCGTGGAGTTATCCCAACGACGGAAATGAAAAAATATTGTAGTGAAATATGTGCCGAAAAAGACCAGATGGCACACGAACTTTAATTAACTGACTATGCGAAACTGAATTTATGCCAGCAATGGCAGGGATTCGCTCAACCTTAATTAAGGAGAAAAACATGATTACCAGTTATGAAGCCACTGTTGTAACTACTGATGACATTGTTCACGAAGTTAATCTGGAAGGAAAGCGTATTGGCTACGTGATTAAAACAGAAAATAAAGAAACCCCATTCACTGTGGTTGATATCGACGGTCCATCAGGCAACGTTAAAACACTTCACGAAGGTGTCAAAAAAATGTGCCTGGTGCATACCGGAAAGAATCTGCCCGCAGAAAAAAAAGCCGAATTTCTGGCAACTCTAATTGCAATGAAATTAAAAGGTGAAATCTGAAAGAAATAGCCTGCGTATGGCGCAGGCTATGAACAGTGTGTATCCGGCAAGATCATTCACTGAACAAAACGAATTTTAATCTGAGTTGAGGTTAAAAAACAATGAGCTGTATGGGTCCACCACATATTGCAATTTTTATTCTCTTTTAAAATATATTCCACGGGCGTCATTAGTGCGAGCGCCT